ACAGTAGACCAAAAGCAGGCTTTAAAAAAGCTATACACCCGCCAATCCTGGGATGATAAACCCACGTTTAAATCCTACCTGGCTTTACGTCGTGCAATAGTCCAATGCTTCCATGATGACTGCATCATGATTGATATGGGCCATATATGGTTGGGCATCGAACCAGATGGTTATACCCATTCGTAACCTGGAGAATTAAAATGAAGATGATAAAAAAAGATTATGAGTCATTAAAGGCTGATATTAATTTAATACTGGAAAACCAACCAAGCGTGGTTCAACTTTACGAATCTGGCGATTTTATAAGAAGTGAACACGTTAAAGATTTACAAGTCCGGTTTGTCTGGGATTTATTCTATGCCCTACCTAATCATAGGGAATATGCCGATCATTTCTATACATATCTACATGACGCGCACATTCAAACCGCACTAAAGAAAATATGCCCCGCGGTAACTAGAAACTATTAATCAACCGGGGCCGAAAGGCCCCAACAACCGGAGAGACAACATGAAAACATCAAACGAATTACAACAATATGAATTTTGGCAAACACAAGCCAGGGGATCAAACGATCAAGAATACCAACTTTATTTAGATTTAGCCGACGACGGCAAAGGTGGCGATATTACCAGGGATGGAAAACCACTTAAAACCTATCAAGAATGGTATGCCGCTTAAATTAACCCAGGGCCGCAAGGCCCCCCTTTTTTTTACTTTAAAAAGCCTGGGAGTTATTAACAGGATCAACAAGATCAACAGGATCAACAGGAGTTTATACAATGAGCTACCGATGGAAACCGAACAAATCACAGCGCACAGCATATGCTAACGCGATGAATATCGCTGCGCAGCAATTCGACTTTATACAGCCGCATGGCGCTATCAGAAATGGTTGTGCCATATCGTGGGTGGATAAATCAACAGCCACTGAATTTTCAGGTGTTGTGGTCCACAACTCATACGGCGAATTAACAGGTCAACACACTTTCACCGTTCTACTTGATGACGGATCAACAAAAAAGAGAATCATGGGCCGTAACTTATACGCCAGATTAACTGCACATGTGCAGGGCGCTGACAGCATTGAACAATCACAGGAGTTTATATAATGAAAATTAACAAAATACTACTAACTGAAAAAGACGTTCTAATCTTTTTAAAAAACCATGTGAATGAGCAACTAGACCGTGTAGAGCTTGATGAGGGCGGGGAGCTTTATTACGATGATTCGTATCTATTAAGCCGCGCTGGTGATTTATTAACTGAATTAATAAAGGAATATTCTAGCCTCAAATCAACAGCATCAACAGCATCAACAGCTCAACACGCTCAGGAGCCGGCTATGTATATGCATATCGCTACGGGTTCTGTAGACACATACGATGACTGGAACTATGAGCAAGATGGGGTCGATGTCAACGCTGTGGATTTAGGCGAAGTCGTGGAAGTGGTTAGAGATAGTAACGGCGACTGGATAGCTAAATAGCAGTAACAGGATCAACAACCGGAGAACTAAAATGCGAAAACTAAAGTTTGAAACTATTTACCGAAACCAGCGGCAATATGTACTTTCTGAGTTAGCAGGGTCAAGGGTCAAAGATCAAGCGAACATCGACACGAAGACTGTGCATTTTCAGCGCCTTGTCTATCAATCCGTAAAACAAGAAATTCAAATGCAATTCGGTCGAAATGTAGATAGAAATGCGTGGGTTTTTGACCAAAATCAACTTAAAACCCATCACACCGGGAAGCAAACATTAAAAGCATTGTGCCTTGATTATTTTGTTGAACTCGAAGCCAGCTATCTCGCTGCCAACTAACTGGAGAACTAAAATGAAAAAGTATAACGTGAAATCAATATATGCTTCGTATGATGTGGATATAACAACTACCATCATCGATATTACAATCAAAAGTGGCAGAAAAACGCACACTGATTGTTTTTATGTACAACTGTGTGGGGGTGAATATAATTCCCCGATGGGATGTTGGATTACGACAGACAGCAGCGATGGGGATTTAGATTTTGATAGCTATCAGAACGGTGCGTTCAAGGACGCTGCAGGTGCGATTATCACTGCGGCAGAGCAAAGCTATCAAGACTATTGTCAGGAGCAGATTAACGACAATGAGGAAGATGAAGCTGACGAAGTTTGGACTAAAGTAGACTCAATTCAACACTCTCTTATTTCTGCAACATCTTCAACGGAGCTACGCGTAGAGCAAAGCAATTTAGGTCGATTTAGAACTTATACGGATAATTCTGGGTTCACACAGCCTACCGACTACTCCATGCTGCCTAATTTTGAAATGGTTTACTTTGAAGATGAAACCAGGTTTGCAGCACATTATGTTGAGGAGAACTAAAATGAAAGAATTAATAAATATTGCTAATGCGCTATCCACCGAAGATATGGTTTATTTAATTAATCTATTTTCGGATCGCATATCCATCGTTAAAAATACAGGGTCAACGGGAAATAAGGAAGTTCGATACACAGCTGAGGAATTAGACAAGGCCGTTGCGTGCTGCTTAAACGGCCCTGGTATACAAATCAACATAACAGGCATGTTTGACGATGTTGCCCCAGGTAATACGGTAAAGATTATTTGCAGAAAACACGGTATGTTTGAGCAAAAACCTGATGACCATTTACAGGGCCAAGGTTGCCCAGAGTGTGCAGAGCATGAGTTTAGCTAAATACTCTGCGCCATCAACAGGAGAACTGAGATGAAAGACCAAGAAATCAACCAGATCGTGGCGGACTTTATCGCCCTGCATAGGGCGCTCTACGCCGACAGTCTAAACGAACAAGTTGCCGATGATGTCTGGAGCAGTCTTCAGGGCGGGCGTTTCGGCGAGGTGCGGGTGGATGATGAGGGCTGGTCACAGATAGAAGTGGGTTCCCATGCCTCAAAATCTGGCAATCCCATCATCTTTGAATACAAAGCCCCCAACAACAGGAGACCTAAAATGAAAAATATATATGATATTGCCAATAAACTGACTAACGAGGATATGGTGACTTTAATTCACATATTTTCAGATCGTATTATTATCGCTCGAAGAACAGGTGTTAATGAAAGCACTACAGACGATTTAGACAGGGACGTTGCTTGCTGCTTAAATGGGGCAACTATTCAACTCAACGTATCGGGCATGTTCGATGATGACCCGGAAGAGGAGAATTGAAATGGGAATCAACAGAGATGCGAATTCAAGAGCCTGTAAGGGTATGCGATATCTACCTGACTTTACTAATGCGCAGCTTGTACAACTTTGTAAAACGCTGAATATTTACCATAACCTTGGAGAGCGTTGGCGAGATCTTGATTCAGAGGCACTACAGCGGTTAATACGTCAGCGAATCGGTGGCCGCTATTTTGCTGATAGTTTAAATAGGTTTGCTGACCTAGTGGAGGAATTTACAGGGGCCACCATCAAACCGCGCACCAGATGATTCCTAACTATACTTACTCATCATCAACAACTTCCCCCTCAATCACAGAGGGGGATGTTAACGCCCGCATTGCCTCCAGGTGCATCGCACTCTTATCCACAACATTCACATCATGCCGCTGCTTATCGCCCCAACGCGCATTATCCAGGCGTGATGCTAACCATTTATTCGCGTCCGTCACTACCCTGCCGCTATTCGCATCCACATAACCCTTCAAAATGTCTTCAGTAACGCGTTCTATCTCTTCCACCTTCCCAAACGCCTTGGCTTTCAACGCCTGGTCGAAGCGGGAACGCAGTTCAGGGTCTTTATCAATCCGATACATGATCGCGCCATACCCACAATTTGTCGCCTTGGCATACTCACTGACCGATAAACCCCGGTCAGTCATTCCATCAAATAAATTATTCCAAAATTCAGGTTTTCTCAATCTCGCTGCTTTTATTGCATCTTTCTTGCGCTTTATCGCACCGTTAGCCATAGCCCTTCCTCTTTATTATTATCAAATCAACAGATCAACAGATCAACAGATCAACAGATCAACAGATCAACGCTCCCACTCTTCTTTCATTATCCCGTCATCCAAGGCATCCATCAGGTCCTCCAGGCATCCGATGCACTCCCGCACATGTTGGCGAATCACCTCTTCATCCGCAGACCCAGTAGCAGCCATGTGAAACCGGTGGTTAGCCCCACTGATGTGCCTCACTAACGCGTGTATCGAATTGTTCATCCATTCTCCTATCTTTGGTGGCGTATCTCAGCCCCACCGGCAATATTAAACTCTCTCGCACAACTCGGACATCGATACAGATGCAGTGAATACAACCGCATCATCGGCGTACCGCAATGGCAGATACCCTCGTCTTCACGCGCCCCGTCAACTATCTTCGCCTCAAGCGCAATCATTCTATTAAGATACCACGCCGCTTTCTCCAGATCCTGCAACCGGTTCTGCTTCAGCTCAAATCGCCATAAATACTTCAGCACCTGCCCTTTGAGAAATCCCGTGAACTGAGCCGCCTCCATCGACGCTGCGATTGCATCAACACACTCAATCGAGGACGCGGTGTAATGAGATGGATGCTCAACCATCTTGTCATTCATCGCCCATCACCCATCGCAGTACCGCTGCGACCACACCCACTATAATAAACACCGGTGCCAGAAACAGCCCGATCATCCAAACCACAACACTCATAATTCCTCCACGTTAAATCTTCTTACCCCATAAAACCAATCTTCTTACCCCATAAAACCAATCTTTATACCCCATGACTTTAGCCCCAAAACAGCCAAATCTTTATACCCCTTAAAAATCTCTTTACCCCATGCCTTTTTTTTAAGATCTCAGCTATAGCTGGGTTTAGTGTTTTTTAAGACCCTAAAAAGCGTGCTATATACGTAAGGGTAATAAGGATAGAGAGATAGTGGGCGTAGCACCCTCTCCCAATCTCTTTACCCCGTCTACCCCATACAAGTGTGATACCCACTTTTTGGACATGTTTTTGGTATTGGTACATTCTTAGAAGCTCTCTGGAAAGGAGTAGACGACGGGACGTCCGTGAACTTTATCCATACGCCTCATGTCCCAGATCTGTTTCACTTTCGCGAACTCACCCCCATAACTGGTCAGGATGCGCCTGACACGTTTTGCGTTCCTGCCGTGGTGTTCTTTCACATAGTCCACGATCTCGGCCTGTTTAAGACACCCTGCCCTCAGTGCTTGGTTGACCTCGTCGATGCCCTCCTTATCAGCGGACTCCTGAACCATCGTATTGGCGTCTATGAACTCATCGGCCACTTTCATCCGTCTGTTATCATCAAACTCAAATGTGATGGGTTCAAATGCCCCACGGGTTTTATCAGGGCGTGTGGACAGCGTCCGAAGGTTGGAGCCTTCATGGAAGGGTTCCAGATAAATTAAGTTATCAACATCGGACCTCAGATCACCCGTACCTTCATATATATAGTTACCATCACTGTCCTTGTATTTATTGGTATGACAAAGACAGATCACGGTAGCCCCCTTGGATGTTAGCTTTCTTAAATTCTTATATAGCGCTTTAGACTTGCGCTTATCGATCATATCGGTCAGCTTCTTCAGCGTATCGATAATAATCACCGTGTTCTTCAAGTCACCGACATGGGCCGAGTACAGTGAACTCATCAGGTGGTTGATATTGGTGTTTTTCAAATCAGGAGTAACCCACTCCACACCCGACTCCTTAGCCTGTGTCCAGTGCCGCTTGGATCCTGACCCCGCTATGTCCATGTTGATGTAGACAACGGTGTGATCTTCAGCCAGTTCCCTTGCCAACTCCATGAAGAGCAAGGTCTTGCCGCCGTTCGGAGGTGCAGGGTACGCGGAGAGTTGCCCTTTAATCACCAGGTTCTCTACTAACCATCTAGGGTCGGCAAACTGGTTTATCTCATCATGGGTCAACGTATGCTCGGCCAGCATCGACAGGAAGCCGCCACTGACGAACTCTTTTGGCTCGTCAAACGCCTCGTCCGTCTCAATAATCGTGTCCTCGATTCCTGAGTGACCTTCCCATCCGGCGTCTCGCGCCATCTTCAATAGCGTCGGGAACCCGATATTACCGCGCCCGTTATCGTCCCGGAAAGAGCGCCAACGCGCACCGTAATCACATCCGTGGTGGTCAGGGTTACCGCTGGAGTCAGACCAGTCGGCCCACAGCGTAAATCCCTCTTCCGAGCCTGAGTACGCGTTGTGAATCGCCATTCCGACCTGTATCCAGTCGTCATGGTGTACATCCGCGTCCAGTGAAGCTAACGCATCGACGATAGCGGCCCTCTCGTCCTCGTTCGCTAATCCAAGCCCCCAGTTCTCACCCTCGGGCGTATCGTCGCTCTGAGTGGTCTTCAGCGCCTTCACCTGCTCAGTCATCCCTAAGCCTTCAGCGAATCGCTCGAACTGCGCGATAATGTCCTGAGCCATCTCCGGCGTCAGTTCGTCCAGCTCAGACGGCCACACATCGTGGATCTCATCACCGATGTAAGTGTAGGGGCGCTTAGTGGTGGCGTGGTTGCCCCAGATAACGGCCTGCTGGCCTTTGCCCAGGAACTCGACTTGATTTTTGAGGCCCTCAGAGTCGATGTAGATCTTCGACGCCATCTTTGAGAAGGGCGTGTCGGTCCGGCAGATGAAAAGTGTCTTCGGCGCTCGGCCTACACGTTCGAGGGAGTCAGGGAATAAAGGGCGAAGGTACCGAACCATCATCCCCGCCAGAGCCGGGCTGAGGCAGTCCACATCAATGCATGGATTTTTACTGGTTAACAGTCCAATCGACTCGTCGGGCCACCGCTTGGCGGCCTTCAACATCTTTCGTTTTGTATAGTTGGACCAGTCTGATGGGATCGGCGCCTTACCGTCCCGATGGACCGGAATAATATCGTAGCCCATAGCCACGAGGTCGTAATGAAATTCTGCGTACATTGTGTCTCCAGTTTGTTCTCCAGTTTGCCAAAAAAAGCCCCAGATAACTGGGGCCGGAGGTCAGCGTGGTCATTAATGGTAAGACCCGCGCCCGCTGCAAACCGGAGAGTAAAACAGCGTCTTCGAGGCGGGGTCTTTTAATCGAATATGTCAGGTCTTAACTCGTTGAGCGTCAATCCGGTCATCTTACTAATCTGCACCGCACGACGGATAGGCACTTGTTTGGCAATGAACCACTGGTTGACCGCAGTGGGTGAGATGTTAAGCGCGATAGCTAACGAGCGCTGTGTCGGGAAGTGGATCTTTAGTTTTGTCATGGCCGTAGATTAGCCAGTCTGAATTGATAAATCAAGTAAAACTTCACTAATGCTTCACCTTCGCTCTCGAATGTAGTGCGGCTTACCGACAGCGTGTAGGTTTTAGACTACACCCCCCACTTGCTTAAGGGTACGGTAGTGCGATATTGTGGATACATAGAAAGATGAAAGAGACAGAGACAGAGAATGAGATATACCGAGATATACAAGACCATCCGGGATGCGCGTGAGCGCATGAAGCTCACTAAACGAGAACTGGCTTCACGCATCGGCGTCAGCCCCCAGGCTATCGCCCTGTGGGAGAAACCCATCACCGCTGGCGGCGTACTTCCCAGCTTGAAGCGGATACCTCAGCTTGAGCGGGCGCTGAGTGTGGACTTTGGAGATATTGAGCTACCGAACGACGACGGGCACATCCGTAACGCGCCACATCTTGCGCAAACCCCATCAACAGGTCACGACCCCCTTTTAGAGCGTCGCGTTGCACTTATTGAAACAGTGCTTCACGCCGATCAACAACTGTTAACACTGCTCGAAGCCATCGCCGCTGCAAAGCGGTAAACAGGCAGTCTCTGCCGCCTCACTCCCCCCAAATACCCAAATCTACACTATATAGATAGCGTGGATTTTTATTGCCTCAGATGTGAAGTTAATCTTTACTTCTGTTCAGTTTTTGATAAACTCCCTTCCAACGAAACGAAAGAAACGAAAGGAGAAAACCATGATTGACTCAATTCTGGTCAATGGAATCCCCCTGGTCGCAGACCATGAAAATCGGGTATTCATCGACGCATCCAGCAAACAAGTTGTCCTAATGGACGACAAAGGGCTACCCACATCGACATCCCCCATCGCTCTGAGTGAGCCTCTCGATTATGAGGTGAAGCCATGAAAGGTGAAACCCTATTTGAAGCGATTGCGACACTAGCAGCAATGATTAGCTGCGTCGTCGCAAGCGTCCTTGTGTTAATCATGACAGAGGCGATGGTATGAGAGCTGAAAGAGTAGCCTTGTGCAGAATCGCTGACGCGCTAGAGGCGTTGTTAGTTATTATGTCTGACGGTGATGACGCGCCTGCCGCTGTTACCCCTGTTACCCCTGTTACCCCTGTTACCCCTGAACCGGTCCAGACGTTAGCGCAAATGGTGGCGGCCTGTCGCAGTGGATTGATGGCATATAAAGCCCGTGGCGGTGACCCCATCGCTCTAATTAGCGACGCTTTAGGACAGGCGTTGAAAGTCAATGAGATGGACGAAGCGCAACTCATTATTTTGCTCAACAACCCGGAACTGCAATGAGCGCTGACGCGGTGGTTAGACCGAGTTCGTTGCCACGGGTCGCAGCCTGTGCGGGCAGCCAACAACTGAGTGTGGGGCAACCGAACATCAGCTCCCCCGCTGCCGATCTTGGCACAATGCTGCACGACCAGGCAGATCTCGCTATACAAGGTAAACCCTTCACCGAAGAGCTGCCCCCAGAGCATCTGGCCTTGATCCAGCCGTATATCGATTATTGTAAAAACCTGCAACGCGTCAGCGACTTTTCCGAAACAGAACGCCTCGTAAAGATAATAGGTGATATTTGTAAGGGGACTGTGGATTTCACGGCTATCGCTGGGGCCACGCTGACTATTGTTGACCTCAAAACTGGATCGATGCCTGTGTCCCCCCTCACCCTACAGTTGAAGGCGTATGCCCTGGGCACCTTAAAAGAGTTCGACATCATTGGTATCGAACATGTCAATTTAGTAATCATCCAGCCTCAAGTCAGCGACCAACCCTTAATTCATCGGACCACACCGGATGAGTTGTGGGCTTTTGAGAAGGAGCTTGAGCAGATTATTGCGGATGCCGAAGCTGAAAATCCAAAATTCACCACCGGCTCGCATTGTAGGTGGTGCAACGCTTCTGCGATTTGTGTGGCGGCGTTTGATGAAGCGACAGAAATGACCACAAGCGATGTAGCCCAAATGTCGCTCGAATCTGTCGGGGTCGCGTATGCCAAGACTAAATTCATCAAAGGCTGGGTTAAATCCGTTGAAGATCGCGCCAAACATGACCTGCTGGCTGGCGTAAAAGTGCCAGGTTTTAAATTGGTCGCCGGGAAACGTCCCCGATCTTGGCGAACTGAAGGTGTGGACATCGAGTGGCGCCTGGACGAAATCTTCGCCGACAAAAGCTTCGTGAAGAGGTATTTATCCGTGGCCCAGGCGGAGAAGCTGCTGGGCAAAACAGAATTTGCCGACTCTGAATTATCAGAGTGGGTTGATGTGGGTAAAGGATTACCAACTATCGCAAAGGACTGCGACAAACGCCCAGCATTACCGCTGGAGACGTTCAACGATGAAACTACAAATGAAAATGAGAGATAAAAACTATGTTACTAAAACGAGTTAGATTAAGCTTCCCCGCCGTGTTCACCCCGATCAACTTCCAAGGTGAAGGCGACAAGAAATATGAAGCGACTTTCTTGATCGAAAAAGGTTCTGAAAACCATAAAATGCTTCAGGCCGAGATCGACATCATGCTGAAGCGTGATTTCAAAGGCAAGCGCCTACCCGCCGATAAAATATGTTTAAAAGATGGCGACGAAAAGTCATATAGCGGATATGAAGGGCATCTCTATATAAAGGCCGCCAGCAAGAAACGCATCTCCGTGGTTGACCAAGACAAAACGCCGCTGACTGAAGATGATGAGAAAATCTACGGGGGCATGTATGTAAATGCCATAGTCGATTTGTGGGCGATGGATAATCAGTATGGTAAGCGCATCAACGCTGGGCTGCGGGGTATTCAATTCGACTCTCACGGCGATGCGTTCAGCGGCACATCAGCTGCCGGCGATGATGAGTTCGTGGATTACGAAGCCGAGTTTTAAAAATGCTTTTCGCGGATTTTGAAACATTCTCAGAATGTGACATCAAGAAGTGTGGGAGTGCCGTGTATGTGCGGCACCCCAGCACCGAAGCGTTAGTGATGAGCTATGCATTTGATGGCGATGATGTTCAGACATGGGATGTCACGGCAGGACCGATGCCGCAGGAACTGGATGAGTACCTGGTGCATGGCGGCGATGTCTGCTTTCACAATTCCTCTTTTGATAGAGGCATTTTAGAACATGTTTTAAATTATCACCTGGGCATCAGTCGATACCACGACACCATGATCATGGCGTACCGCCGTGGTTATTGCGGAGGCTTGAAGGACTTAGGGTCAGCCCTTGGCCTGGACGAGGCTGAAAAGAAACAAGCCGCAGTCGGCTGGCGCCTGATCCGCAAGTTCTGCATGCCCAGAAAGCCCACCAAGAAGGATGCGACAACGAGGATTCGTCCGGTCGATGCACCCGAAGACTGGGCGGCATTTATCAATTACGCCGAGCGCGATGTCGCTGCGATGCGTGAGTGCTACCGGAGATTGAAGTGATGGAAGATATTGTTTGGGCGCTCGATCAGAAGATCAATGATAAAGGGATTCCCGTCGATACTGAGGCGTTAGCCGCAACACAGCGCGAGATCGACCTAGAGTTGAATCGTCTGAACGATGTCAGTGTGAGTATTTGTGGCTTCCGAGCCAGCCAGCGCAACGCAATACTCGATTGGGTTCGGGGTCAAGGTGTGGTGATGGTAGACCTCACCAAATTAACGGTTAAAGAGACATTGACTGGCGACCTGCCGAAGCGGGTCCGTAAAGTCTTAGACATTCGCCAGATGGTCGGCAAGACCAGCACAGCAAAAGTCGGTCGATTGCTGGATTGGACTTGTGCGGATGGTCGGGTCCGAAACACGCTTCAATATTATGGCGCTTACAGAACGGGCCGGTTCGCTGGTAGAGGCCCCCAAATCCAGAACTTCCCCCGTGGGACACTGAGCGAACAGGAAGTCGAGGATGCACTTCGGATGATCCGCGACGGTGACACCTATTTAGGCATTGACGACCTATTCGACACGGTGAGCAGTCTGCTGAGGGCTTTCATAAAAGCCCCTGAAGGCCGCCATTTTGTAGTCGCGGATTTAGCCGGTATCGAAGCCCGCGTTCTACCCTGGCTCGCTGGGGACGAGAAGACCTTAGACATCTTCCGCAACGGCGAGGACATCTATAAGTTCGCCGCTGCTCAGATCTATAAAAAAGACTACAAAGACATCACCAAGGAAGAACGCTTCACGGGAAAAGTGGCGACTTTAAGTCTCGGATATGGCGGCGGCGTAAAAGCGTTTCTCTCAATGGCCAAGGTATACGGCGTGGAAATGACTGAAGAGTTCGCCGAGGAAATCAAAACCCAATGGCGAGAGGCTAATCCCAAAATCGTTGAATTGTGGCGAACGGTCGGTAAAGCTGCGATACATGCTTATAAAAACCCTGATCGTCCGGTTACTGTTGCGAACGGTAAGTTGCGATTCATGTTTGATGGTGATGATCTGATGATAAAACTGCCCTCATCTCGCCGTCTGTATTACCCAGGATTTGAACATAAATGGGTCAACAAACACACTGGCGACACCATGACGCACATGGGCGGCACCTTGGGCGGCTGGGGTGAGTTGACTACATATTCTGCAAAACTGGTGGAAAACATAACCCAGGCGGTTGCCCGTGATGTTTTAGCCCATTCAATGCCCGAGATCGATAAAGCAGGTTTTGAGATTATCTTCCACGTTCATGATGAGATCGTCGCTGAAGTAGATGATGGCGATGAGAAATTAACGGCAGATTATTTAGTGGAATTAATGACCAATGGCCACCTATGGACACAAGGTCTTCCTCTCGATGCAGAAGGGGAAACCATGAAGAGGTATCGAAAGTGATTTTAGAAAAGGACATCGAACAGTATTTGCTCAAACGCTGCCGTCAGCAGAACTGGTATGCCCCCAAATTCACCTCCCCGGGTCGGCGATCAGTGCCAGATAGGATGGTGGTCATGCCTGGGCGCATCACATTTGTAGAACTCAAAGCGCCGGGCAAGAAACCCACGCCGAAACAATTGTGGGAGCATCAACGCCTCGGGAATCTCGGTCACGACGTCCACGTTCTTGATTCATACGAGAGCGTCGATTCGTTCATCCAGGCGATGCTGACATGAAGCTGACTCGCGACGATATGCACCCTTACCAACTGGACGCATTGTTGTGGGTGCTTACCCGGCCCCATGCTGGTCTTTTTCTGGACATGGGTTTGGGCAAGACGATCATCATGCTCACGGCGATAGTCGAGATGATTCTATTTGGCGCTGCCCGCACTATATTAATAATCGCGCCACTGCGGGTGTGTAAAACCGTCTGGGCTGAAGAGGCCAAGAAGTGGAGCCACACACAAAATCTGACCTTCAGTAAAATCCTGGGCAGCCCAGCACAACGTGTGGCGGCGCTGCGGAAGCGAGCGGACGTCTATCTAATTAACGCTGAAAACGTGGTTTGGCTGACAAAGCATGTCGGCGGTGAGGGTTGGCATTTTGACACCGTCATATTCGACGAGTCGTCCCTTTTCAAGAACCCCGGGTCAAAGCGATTCAGGGCGGCTAAAGCCTTCATCAAAAAGACGCAGCGCACCTATATTTTAACCGGTACGCCCACACCTCGGTGCGTACACGATCTTTGGGCGCAGCTCTTTCTGCTGGACCAAGGGCAAAGGCTGTTCAAAACGCTCTCACGATTTCGTGACACCTTTTTTGATGCTGACTTCTTCGGCCACACATACACCCCCAAGCGGGGGGCGCAAAAGCGTATCCAGGCCAAGGTCGCCGACATCGTGATGTCGATGCGCGCGGAGGATTATCTGGATCTGCCAGAGCGTATATATAACAGAGTGTATGTTGAGCTACCCGCTGCCGCAGAGCAACAATATGAAGAGTTGCGGTCTGAATTACTGCTGTTACTGGAGGATGACGCTGTCGTTGAGGCCGCCAACGCAGGCGTCTTAGTGAATAAATGTTTGCAGTTGACGAACGGTAATTTGTATCTGGAGGATGGGAGCTATCGGGTCATCCATGACGCTAAGTTTAAAGCGTTAGAAGAGATTATCAACTCGACCGGGGAGAACATCCTGGTGTTCTATCAGTATAAATCCGACCTAGCGGAGCTTCAGAAGCGTTTTCCCCAGGGTGAGGTGCTGCGCGACGACTCTGTGGAGCGTTGGAATAAAGGTGATATACCTTTATTAATGTGTCACCCCGCCAGCGCTGGACATGGGCTAAATTTACAACAGGGAGGCCACATCATGGTTTTTTATGGCGTCAATTATAACCTGGAGACATACCAGCAATCCTGTGCGCGATTGCACCGCCAGGGACAAATACACCCAGTGATAATCCACCATATTTTAGCTGACTCGACTATCGATGACGTTGTTATGGACGCCCTTGAGAAAAAACAAAATGGGCAGCGCAATTTGTTAGACAGTTTAAAACGAGAGCTATGACAGCCTACTATAACGAATTTGATCCAAAAGCAGCCGCCTGGTTGCGCCAATTAATTACTAACGGGGATATAGCCCCAGGAGAAGTGGATGAGCGAAGCATTATCGACGTCGAAGCCGCAGACCTTAAAGGATTTTCTCAACACCACTTCTTCGCAGGCATTGGGGTCTGGTCGTACAGTCTGCGAAATGCCGGATGGGCAGACGATAGACCTGTCTGCACTGCCAGCCTCCCCTGCCAGCCATTCAGTGCCGCAGGAAATCAAAAAGGCAAAGACGACGAGCGACACCTCTTACCCCACTTCCTCGAACTCGTTAAGCAGTGCAACTTTCACACGATCTTTGGTGAACAAGTTGAAAGCGCGATTAGACATGGATGGATTGACGATTTATACGATGAAATGGAGCGAGAAGATTACACCGTCGGGTCGGTTGTACTTACAGCAGCAGGCTCGGGCAAACCGCACATCCGTAAACGCATCTACTGGGTGGCCCACTCCGCAAGCGAGGGATCACAAGGGTATGACGCGGCAACCCAACGAAAACGGGGCAAGTGTGTCACCAACGGGGGTGAGATTTGGTCTGGACATGAACCAAGCGGCCAATCTAACCGGGTGGCCAACACCATCAACGAGGGATCACAAAGGTGGGTATCAGGGCGGCAGGATTCGGAACGGGAAAATTTCAACCGACACACTGGATGTGGCAGCACAGATAGCATCGACTGGCTCTACTGCCGTGACGAAAAGTACAGGCCAATTAAATCCGGCATTAAGCCGTTGGTTGATGGGATTGCCAGAGGCGTGGTGTATAGCTGCGATTCAGTCATTACGCCAAACGCAAGCGCAGAAGCGAGAACAATCAGGCTCAAAGGCTACGGTAACGCCATCGTAGCACCAGTGGCAACAGAATTTATCCGCGCAACAATGGAGGTGATTGATGGCGTTAAAACGCTGTAGTGCCTGTTCGACTAACAAGCACCCGGAAGATTTTTACATGAACAAGCGGTCGATGGATGGCCGACACAGCAGTTGCCGCGTATGCTGTCTCGCCAACCAGCGGTCACAGCGGAGCCAGAGGGCAGAGCGTCAGGCTGAGAAGATATTGAACGATGGCATTGACTATGGGCGCATCATTTCGTACCTGAAGTCATGTCGAATCCCGACCACCAATCGGGGCAAGCTGGAGTTGATTGATGAATGGAACACTATTACATCTTTGTATTTGCCGCGTGATCGTGACGCCGGAAAACCCCTGCGCTCGATGGAAGAAGGCATCGAGGAAATATTCCAATGATAGCGCCCCCTTTTCCGAATATACCTGCTAACACTAGCTCCCTCGGTTACAGAAGGCCTGTTTATGGTGTCGGAAAAAACGATGCTGATTATATGACCAAACCAACTATTAATGGGAAAAGACTAAAGTGTCCATATTACACGGTATGGACGGGTATGTTAAGACGCTGTCATGATCCCAAGTATCACGCAAAAAAGCCCACATATGCTGACTGTTCCGTAGCTAAAGAGTGGTTACTCTTCAGTAATTTCAGGCAGTGGATGGTTAATCAAAATTGGCAAGGTCTACAGTTAGATAAAGACATTCGAGTTCCAGGCAATAAATTGTATTCCCCCCACACCTGTTGTTTTGTTACGCCGTATGTAAATACTTTATTAGGTGATTGCGCCGCCGCTAGAGGTAAATATAAAAGAGGCGTTTATTTTCCTAAAGGCGGTAATAAATTCCTAGCCCAATGCCGTAATAATAGTGAAGATAAACAAATATATCTAGGCCTTTTTGAAACTGAAATGGCAGCTTACGTTGCCTACGTTGTGTACAAAGTCGCCTTAATAAAACATATTGCCGATACCCAATCGCTTGATGTCAAGATTGGGTTATATACTCACGCAAATCTGCTGGCAAATTCAGTAACTGGGGGAGACTCATGATAGCTCCCCCCTTCCGCGTCTGGCTCGACACAAACCTTGGGCGCGTGATGATGCTACCGCACTCACCGAACGGCAAGGCCGACGTCACTGATTTCCTGCGCGGCCAGCGTCGCAACTTTACCGACTTTGAATTTTATCTGACCGACGACCCTGCGGCAGCGTCGGCAGCCATCGTACAGCCCGCTAAATACCTGGAGTGTTACTCCACAGAAATCAGCACATGGAAACGTGTGCCTAACAACAACAATGAGGAATACTAAATGTTGAAATATATACTTGCTCGTCTATCTGAAGCCTCCACTATCCGGGGCCTGATCATGTTCGCCGGTGGGATCGGCTTCAGTATCGCGCCCCAGTTGGCTGACCATTTGGTGGCCGGGACTATTGCATTATCGGGTGTGATTGGGATCTTTACCACCGATGGGGGCAACAATGGGTGATTTATCCAAGCATTTCTCACGCAGTGAGTTCGCGTGCCGCTGCAAAATCTGTTTTAAGTCGTCGGATGCCACGGTGGATATTGGCCTCGTTGAGATGCTAGAAGCCGTCAGGCGTCAC